ACGCCCAGCCACAAACGCAATCTAATAGAATAGTTGCGTAGTCGTTTTGGCGGCCTACATAGTTGGCCTGGTAACCCTGCGCGTGTATTTTTGCGTAGGTGTTGGCGTCTTTTCGTACTTGCTCCGGAACTGGAACCGTTACCCATCGTGGGCTATTTGTAAATGCAAACATCCGTGTTTGCCTCCTCTTATAAAATTTTAACTTCGTTTGAAACTTCGTGGGGGTAGCTTACTATATTTAATCGGCATTGTGCAAGCGCAAAATTAACTATTTTTTCAATAGATACAAAACAACCGACGATAACGCGCCGATGATTGCCGTTACCGCAGTTCTAAACGCCCATTGCGTTGACCCTTTAACATCCTCTAATTCTGTTTCCGCTACAGACATTCGAACATCTAAACCGGGTTTGCCATTGCCCCGATGCAATTTACAAATCGGCTGTAACTCGGTTAAAACCTGTTCAACCTTAATTTCGATACGCTGTAAGTTTTGTTGTAATTCTTTAATATCTTCACTCACTAGGGGGCGTTTCCTTCTTAGCAACTGGCCGCAAACTATCGCCAACGATCAACCCCGTTACGATCACAACCAACTTGTTTAATAACTCAGCATCGACTAGCGGCTCCGTTAATTGTGCGTTAACCGTCGCGAATAATGCCGTTAATACGGCCACAATGGTACGCTTGCTTTTAAACGCTGCAAGGATCTCTTTTATCATCATTCACCTCCTGGTAAAAAACCTTTGATTATATTTAATGCGCTACTGCCGGCGCCACTTGTTAAAACAAAATACGCCCCTAAACCGATGGCAATTAGCAGTACCAACCATTTACGTTTTTCGGCTTTGGCTTTACTCAATTCTGCTTTAGCCAAAATTATATCAACTTTACCGGCTCGCTTCGATTCCTTTTTAGAATCCACCGGAACCATTACCAATTTTCCCTCGGCGTTTCTTATTCTCTTTTTGCGGCCCATTTAATAAACCTTTCCATTTGTGGTACATATAACCCATGCCCCGGTGCGTTCTGCTATTTCCCCCGCCTGGATTGGGCAAGATTCAACAAACCAATCTAATTGTAACTTACTAAATGCGGCCGCTTTATAATCACTGATAGCGCGGGGTTTTTGTCTATCTGCATCGCTGCCGGGAAACATTATTAACCGCTTACACTGGATCCCAAAACGCTTTAACCAGGTTTCTGTTATCGACCGATCTTTTTCTAGTCTGCCGGTAATGATTGCCGGCAATTGTGATCGGCGCGGTAGGTTGTACGGTTTAGCGGTTTCTAGCGGATTGGAAAACGGCATATCGTGGCATAATACCCCGTCCATATCAAACGCCATACGGGAAACGTAACCGCTATTGAATAGATTCCATTGCAACAAATGCGGTAATTCTAATTCTGCCCCGTATAGATCCGGTTTATTCTTAGCCCTGGGGTTTACATATATAGCCGCCGTAACGCCCTTAAACGCCTCTAGTTGCCTCATAGCGGCCCCGCTTGCTACGGTATCATCTACGAACAGAAACCGCGACGGTTCCGGCGTAGCCTTAAACCGTTGGCCGTGGCCAACGTTGGTAACATAACGGTTTTTGTCGATACTATATAACGGTAGGTGTAAATGTGCCGCTATTACGCTGGCCGGTAGCATGCCGGATCTAGGAACCCCGCAAACGGCGTCTATTTCCGGCGGTACACTATCGCAAAACCTAACGGCCTGATGTATCAATTCAACAGTAGGGATTAATCTAGCGTTTTCAAATGCCGGCGTTGAAAACTTCTTATTTAGTTTTCCCTGGCGGCCTTTGCAACCGCCGCAGGGTTTAATACCTATGGCCGATGTTATCCCGGCTATGGAATCCCCCAACCCTTTACGTAATGCACAGTTACGATAGCTGGGGCGCCGGCGGGTATGCCCGCAATTAACGCAACAAACGCCGTTTTCGTTTTCTGTCCATATGCACCGCATCAAATCCCCTTTAAACCAATACCGCTTCCACTATTGCATCCCCATCACTATAACACCAATCCGAAAAACTCGTAGACGCTGATTCACCGATATAATTTACCGTTAGTGTTCCAATGTTATTGTATAACGTCCAACTCATACCACTATGTAAACCGCATTGGTTGGGATGCCCTGGCGGTAAATATTCATAATAAAAATTATAACATTTTTCGGCATAGTCACCGCGCGTTACCGGGTTTCCCTCGTCATCTAATACGACTTCGGTTAAAGATATTTCCATCTTATAGCCCAGGTGCAAACGCCATATATCCGTATAAGTGGTACCGATTAAAATTGGATACTTAACCAGCATTAAACCCGTCCAACCCCATGATTTAGCCGTTGTTAAACCAGTTGATTCATCTAAAACGCTACTGCTACAATATCTATCTCCGATGTAATCATTAAAACCAACGCCCCAATAGCAAATAGTTTCGCCTGGGTCTAAATTTGCGGGTGTATCGTGATCGGGTAACTCAATGCATAACCCATTACCACCAATGCACTGTAGCGTAAATGTATCATTGATAAAATCACACTGTAGGCAATCGGTAGAATCTGCAAACCCGCTTAAAGTAACGTCAAATTCGCCGGTGTACAGTATGCCAGGGAAACTATCGCTACAATTATCGCAACAGTCCACCGGATCCGGTGGATCTGGTGGATCGGCAATACAGCAATTACAACCAGGTGAGTTTTTAGAAACGCCGGCCATAGATTAACCACAATCTTCCATATCAACCACCCAGAACGGTGACCCCTCAACGCGCTTAATGGTTATAAATGTGGACCCATTAACAGCACCGCCCGCGATATTATAGGCCGATACCGATTCCCCCGTATCCGTTAATACTCCGGCGCTCGTTAGATAGTAAATAGATACTGTACCGCTTCCGGCCGTAGTTCCACTTCTGGCGGTTATTGCGCCAACGGTTTTCGCTATCGCCGTTTGTATGCCAATCACCGGGATCCAAAGGCCACTTTTAAAATTACGGGAAACCCTTATGTAACTATCTTCTGGAATCGGGATTAATGAATCGTTGTAAATGTCTAGTTCGTCGCGCTGGGCGTCCTCTAGTTTTCCGTCTTCGTCTACATCCCAAACTTCAGCTTTCCCGCTACCTAGCTGGGTGGTGGTTCTACCGGTGATTAAATCGGTTACCTTTACTAATACCGATTCCTCACGCATCCGCATAGTATTATTGGGTTGGTTTGCTATCCCGCCGCGCAACATACTTAATTGGCTATGTAATAGCTGATGGTCTTTTTTCAGCATCGCTATAGCGCGAGCATTTAATAGATAGCCCTCTGGCATTATATCCCGTCTGATCTAATTGCTACTGGGTCACTCGGTAGGGTAAATGTTCCGATTGTCATGTTAGACGGATACCAGCTTAAATTTGCACCAGGGGCAAAACTCAGCGCCGTGATAGTTTTATCATCCCCCGCGCTAGCACTAAATGCGCCTTCCGTATCTATAAACAAACTGGCTATTGTTCCGCTACTATCTAAAACAAATTCACCGCGCAAACAATCAACAGTAGTTGCCGCAGCGGATCCCAATAACGTCGTTGTACCGTTTTTAACGTGTACCGTTGTTAGGCTTGTTAATATATCAACCTCGGCGCCGAAGTTGTAACAAGTGGTTAAGGTAACGCCGCTTCCGATCTCTACATCCCCCGATATAGCCCGAATTTCACCAACTACGGATGTTTCGCCCGGCTTATTGGCTATGCCAACGCTGCCGCTTTCAATATTGATCCCCGTTAATGCGTCGCCCCTGATGTACAAACCCTTAGTACCGGCGCCGCCGCTTGCCGTTTGTTTGATTTCTAAGGTTATCGCCGCGCTTCTTACATCTAATGTAGTTGTACCTGTACCAGAAAAGTCAACGCTGGTAAAACTCATATTCAAGCTACATTCGGCCGTATAGCCATCTTCAACAATTAAGGATCCAAATTCTGTACCAGAACTACCGCTTATTTCCTTCGGGTAATCCGCAACTAAATATATATCATCGCCGGCGGTAGGGGCCACGCCGCCAATCCAATTTGAAGCTGTCAAAAATGCTGTACTAGTGTTGCCCTGCCAAATCATAACTGCCATTAGTTGCCCGCCTGTTTTAAAACTTTTATAGGTTGTGGATTGTCAAAACCCAGGGGCGCAAAATCGCGCTCCGGGTATACTGCATAGCGCAAGTAAGCGCCGGTATCATTTCCGGCCGAAGTGGCGGCTTTACCGGTTTTGTGTGCCACGTCGCCGCGCCCATCCAATAAAACAGGCTCATCGATCGGTATGCCTTTTTCATCGGTTATAAGCTCGTCAACATAGCTAACAGCGCCGGTTTGAATGTCTACCTTTTTAACCAGTTTTGTTTTCCCCCGGTCTAAAATGTCGAAACGCCAGCCCCGGTAAAGGTCTACATCTAAAACATAATCAACCCGCCAAAATGGTTTTTGTGCGTTCTGCCATTTCCTATTCCCGCTGATCCCCTGGATTTTAGTGCTAAATGGCGGCATTGCCAGTTTAAAATCATTAATGTTTATCAAAAAACGTTTTTTGTTTACGCTGTCTTGATATTTTAACGCCCAGGTTGGGAATACCGCATGGTTCCTAGTTATTGTAATTTGCAACCGGCTGTAATCTATTTCCAAAGGTGGATCAAATCGTTTATGTGCCGAGTTTATTATTGGCTTACCGTTTTTTATTTCGCTGGTTAGATGGCCCGGTGCTGGATTGGCAAACCTTGCCGGCTCTGGGCCGAGTATGGGGTGCAACTTCTGCCGCTGAAATAAATTAACCTGATTCCGTACTATGCTAAATGTTTGCTTCCCAATATATGCGCCCTTTTCCGCTGGGCGCGTTCTTTGAATTAGTTGTATATCAATATCAGGCCCGATGTATTCCCACTCATCCTCCTTGCCTTTAGGGTTTTTCGGCCTTGGCTCGCCGGGTTGGTTGGTTGTTCCTAGATCCAGACCGCCAATTTTCAACGGCTTATACGTTACATCATATGCCCAGCGCATTGATGCAATTTGGCTAACGTTTATTTCCTTCGCTATCATGCTGCGGTTTGTGTCGTTACCTATGTTTTCATAGTACCCGCCAGGCTTTGGTACTCTAACGGCCGTTGTCGGATCCTCCGGGAATCCCAACCCATCTACACTATCGTTTACATCGTCCGTTTCAACTAGAAAACGAACATGGTAAGACGCTTCCGATTCTGGCCAGGTTATAGACCCAGACCGGCTTTTTCTATCAATCGTTACTGCCACTACTGCCATCTATGCCAACCCCGCAACTGCTGCACCCGGTTTATTATTGATTTGCTCTAACAGCGTAACGGCATTAGCGCCGTTACCTGCAATTGTTTGTAATAATTTTTCCATTGCTCTTTGTTGTTTTTCTCGTACCCTGGCGGATACTTCCGCGCTCGTGCCTTTCAGCACTATACCTACGCTAGTGTCTAGGGCTTTTATTTTGGCGTCTAGTTCATCAATCGCCGTATCATCTAATTCTAATTTGAAATTGGCCTGCGCCTCGTCAATTAGCGCGTTCATTTGTTTATCAATTTCGTCAAATACCTTATTGATCGCGATAAGCGCCCCGCCTGCCGCTGCCGCCGCTATTAATAACCGGGCAACGTTACCACTTGCCGCCTTTAATGCTACCTGGGCCGCTGCCAGGGATCTTATAGCGCGGACAATTAACCCGAAACCCTTAATGGCTAACGGTATCATTTTTAGAAAAAACACCCATAGGGCAATAAAGGCCACCCATTTAGCAATTAATACAACCATCTGCTTAATCATTACAGCATTCACTTTTATCCAATCTTTCAGCTTTTTGATAATGTGAATGATAACCCGCAGCGCGTACTTTATGTCGTTGGCAAACTCAAACGCTATCGCCATCCCTAATTCGAGCACGTTATCTTTTAATGTACTCCATAGCCCCGCTATAGCTTGCGATTGTTCGGCCATAGCCGTTGACATATCGCCACTAGTACCAGCTAAAGCCCACATAGCCTCTTGAAGCATATTAAAGCTAATTGCCCCTTGTGTTACCATCTGTCTTATTGCCGCTTCACCTACGCCCAGATGCGCGGCTAGCGCACTTATAGCGGGTACGCCTTTTTCTACCAGTTGGTTCAATGTCTCGCCGGTTAGCTTTCCTATAGACTTAATTTTTCCGAATATCTTAGCTAAGTCTTGTATAGGTATTCCAGAAGCGGCGGAAATATTACCCATCATAAGCAATTGAGCGCCTACCGTTTCGGCTGTCCAGCCAAAAGCTAATAACACCTTAGTAGCGTCTACAAGATTGTCTAACTGAAACGGCGTCGCCGCTGCAAAATCCCTAATTTCCATTAGCAGTTTTTGCGCGTCCTCCATACTACCAACAAAGGTTTTAATAGCTATAGCGTCTTGTTCTAGTTTAGCGGTAGCCGTTATTACAAGTTTGATAGATTGTATACCTATTAGCGCGGCCGCCAATATAGCCAACTGCCTAACAATGCCATCGGTGAAACGTTTAAATACTGCGCCGGCGTTTGCTGTTTGCCGGCGAAACCCGCCAGACATACCGCGCAAACTTTTATTGACCCGGTTTACCCCAGATTCAAACGGTTTCGTTTTTGCAACAAACGTTGTCGCTATGCTACCGATATTCATTTACTAAATCTCGCTGCCATTTCGGCCTCATCCTGCCCCGTATCTATAATTTTATTTTCCCGCTGGCGTTTTGCGTAGGATGGTAAAAAATAATCTAGGTCTACGCTATCGCTAGCTTTACTAGCTACAACGTTATTTATCATGCTGCATACGTAACTAGTTTGTAACCAACGTTCCCCAAACGGCTCGCACCTATAAAATGCAATCCACTCCGCAAATTGCTCGCTGGTGATCCGTTCGAGCATTTCATCAACATTAACAAAACCCAGTTCTAGCGCTAGCCGGTAGGCAAATCTGCGGCGGCCGCCGCTAGCGCTTCTGAGTTTTTTTCTAGTCCTTCGACCTCGTTTTCACCAAACCCACAATGTGCGCTGGCTACCTCAAACAGACGCCCCGTTATATTACCGTCTAATTCATCTAATTTATTTAGATCGGTATTTTCTAACAGTTTTACGCCGTCGTCATCAACCAGGGTTGCAACTATCAAGAGTTTACGCGCCTCGATATTTACCCCGCCTTTGTTGTTTAGAATCTTTTTTTCAAAGTTTCCCTTAGCGCGTTCTGTTAAATTTTGAAACCTAAATGCCATACCGGCTATTTCAGCGGTTTTGTACCGCTTGCCCGTGCAACTTAAAAGTTTTTCCCTACTTATCGTTTTTGCCATCTTCCTCTATCCCCTTTAATTCTGGTTTGGGTGGCGGTTCATTAACTGAACCAACGGCGCCACCTATAAACTTTTCAACTTCTAACTTTACCAGTGATCGCACCGCCTGCGATTGTCTACCGGTAAAACAAATCGGCGACCCCTCCGAAACTCCACAATAGCCGGAGCCGATGCCGTCAATGCGGATTAGCTTAACATCGCTAATCTGTTCGTTTGGGTGATCCTCAATTTTTATTTTCATTATGAGCCTGCCGTGTAGGTTGGTTGGCCGCCCCATTTAACGGTATACTCACCGCTCATAATCTCACCGTTTACCAGGTCTGGCCCGGTGGAACCCGTTAGGAACCCGGAACCGCTCAACGTTGCCGCTGTGGTTTCTCCG